GTGAACGCATCAAGAAAACCAACCTCTCGGACCCCTTGTATTTGCATTTCTAAGCATTGCTTGGGCTCGTATAAATCGTGCCTTTGCCTCGACTTCTTCAATCGTAGGCGGGGGACCACTTTTTGTCATGAATCGGCGACCTAGAATAACAATGGCAATAAGTGTTACCAGCGCAATAACCCAGTTGAGGAACGTATCTACCCATGAAGATGTAGCGGCAATCGTCTGAGATTGTTTTACCTTGTTCTTGTTGATCTGATTCTTGATATCATCGATCTGTTTTTGGAAGGTCGAGACGGAGAACACAAGATCATCTTTTACGGTTAAGATCTTGTCGCGAACACCATCCACAACCTCAATCGTAGACTGCTGTTGGTTCTTCTTTGCTTGAATATCATTGTACCGAGCAACATATCCATTGACAATCGGTTGCGCTTCGACATTGGCGATCCGAGCCTTCTCTTGTTCTACCCAAGCTGGACCGTTGACTAGCGTGTAGTATGCGGTACGCGCCGCTTGATATGCATCGGGTGCCGTGTCCCGAGCATTCTCGGCGGTTTGGAGAGCGGTAAACAACTGGTCCTGTGCGGTCGTTCTTCCGAGGATCGAGTTTGCAAGGGCATGATCTCGAGTGAAGTCATTGTATGCGTTCTTAAAATCGTCACTCCAGTTTACGTAGCTTGTTCCACGAATCGCCCCCGTCGGACCCATTCCTCCCAGGGGAGCCACAGATGTAAGCCCAAACTTTACAATATTTTCGCCAGATGGACTCTCAACGACACAAGATGGCACGCCCTCAACGACTTTAAGCTTATACAGTGTGGGGCACTTCACCACGCATGCACCTTGTGACATTACAAACTCAAGCGGGCAACCCATTATCTAGTGCTTAGATAGATTCCAGCTGAGGCACCCACGCAAAGCGTCAAGAAAACAAGATACGATGCATACTCCGATGGAACCATCAAGTACTCAACGAGCGCGAGCAAGATCGTGAACAGAACTGTCTGAATCACTGACATATCCAGGGGCTTCAAGATCTTGCGCTTCAGTTCATTGATTGGGTTGGGCTGAACGGGAGGACGTGGATTCTGAATACTATCGGTTACTGCCTTGATTCGATTGCCAGCATCCGACACGGCTGAATAGCCGGCGTACTGACCTTTGATCGTTTCATACCCCGGGGTGCTCATTGTTTAACGGTTAGGAACAAAACTCTTGAATGCTGCGAGCATCGGCATAATCACTCGGGCATCGCGAGACGCTTGCATGTCTCTCCATCCGAGGGGGTTGGGGATAGCACGCTGGTTCTGAGCCTGGTAGGGAAGCAGGGTGGACGACATCCGGACAAATCGAGTAAACTCGGATGCATCGCCGACCATTGCGCGACGAACGGGAGGATTGACTTGACCAAAGGGAGATGTGGGCATTTTGTTTTAGGAACAGGAATATAATGAGTACTCAACTTCCAGTGCCTCTCCAAAGCGCCTTGAACACGTACAAGACACACTACGCTGCCTTCAAGGCGACTGGGAACACCGCCGATAAAACCGCATATGAATCTGCTCTAGCCAGTATCAATACTATCCTTGAAAGCGAATCAAGGACAACGGCTGCAAACGATGAGTACTTACGGAAATTCGTAAGTAAATATGAGACCGAAAATCAAGAGATCGATACACTGCGCAAAACATCACGGGAGATTCAAAAGGAGGGACCGGAAATACAAAACAAGCTGGCACAATCGAATCAGCTATACCAACGTCAGATTGCAACTGTCAATGATACAGGACTCTACATAAAGGCTGGCATTGTGGTCGCGCTGGTTGTCATTGTGGGTATTGTGGGTGCGCTCTGACCTTTTCGCACTAGGATGAAAAAGAAGATCACAAATACAATCCCTAGCGCAGCTGCATACCAAAAAAGGGTTGAGTTGAAGATAGTCTGTTCGTGAGTTTGTAGCTTGTGCAGAGCCGCATATTGATCCTTCTGCTGTTGTAGAATCGTCCGCTCATTTTGAACACCGACCAACTTTCTGATAAGCTCATCTCGGTAGGACTCAAGCCTGGCCGCATTTCCTCTCATTGTCGTTACCTGACTGAGCATCTCCTGTAACAGTGCCGCCATTTCGCCGTTAAGGGTTGTGATGCGAGCAGAGTTGGTGGGATTGTTTGCAGCAACAAGAGTATCGTAGACTCTCTTTTTTTCTTCGTATTCCCTTTCTAGAGCTTGCATTATTACTGAGCGACATTTACATCCTCAACCACATACCGATAGTATGCACTGCGCCCCGCTGTATCCGAATGACGAGTGACCTCCACAACATCACCTGGGATTGCACCGATCCACTTGACCATCGCATCCTGAGAATCTAGCCACGGCAACTGGTTCTCCGGCTCTGAGATCTTGAACTTATTGAACACCGCCGTCCGCTCCTCCTCCGAGAGAATACGGTGAGGCATCGCCATACGGTGGGTGGTGATGTCAAACTGAAGCTGTGAGATATGGAAGAATGTAAGTCGCTGATCTGCATGCGCCTTTACAAACCTCAGAACATTCTCAGAGGGCGGACTGTTCGCAATAATCACAACACCATTTGTATATCCATTCTGCTTGGCGAAGGCTAGCATGACTCCGATATCACTTGCAAGCAACTTCTCCTTCTGACTAAAACACACCAGGATCGACCCAATCGTGTACAGAGTGACTTTCTCCATCTTCTTCTCGTCGGTCGTCACCTCCCGCACCTCCGTGTCGAGGTTGCGACGTTCAAACATAGTGCTGAGAGTCTTAAGTGCTGTCTCCTCCATTGTGGTGACCCTGTCTTATTAAGAAAGGCATCCGTTTTTTTCGGGAGCTTTGAACAATGAAGCAGTGGGTCTGGTTCGTACTTGCTCTTATAGTTGTTGCTTTTGTGATGAAGGTACTTCCGGGAATAGATAAGTTCTACGGTGGTCCCCCGGAGTCTAAGATGACCGATACCAGTCAGCAAAAGCGTGCAATGGCGCACGAGGATTCCTCGTACGCCCAGCAGACAAACCACTTCAAGCAGAACAATGATGTAGGTGAAGCTCTTGGAATGGAGACGCCATGGCAGGTCAACCAGTTTAAGAGCCGTCTGTGAGAAGAACCAATGAAAACAAAAATCCCAAGAGCGCTTCGTGAACAGGTATGGTTAGTTCACGTGGGACCTAAGTTTCAATACAAGTGCAAGGTCTCGTGGTGTACGAATACCATGAACGTGTTTGATTTTCAATGTGGGCACAACATCCCCGAGTCGAGGGGCGGGGCAACCGATGTAAACAATCTTGTCCCCATTTGCTCTCGATGTAATCTTAGCATGGGCAGTCAGTTCACAATCGACGAATGGAACAAAAAATTTGGATCGACACATCGATCTTGCTATACAAGGATCTGCGATTGGTTCAGAGGTCCAGGGTCGGGATCTTTGGTGGCGGTAGATCCGGCTTCGTCCCGTTCGCGCGATGGCGCTCCACGTCATCCCAAAATGCGCGCAGTTCTGAAATGTGATCGGACAGCCAGTTCGGGTCCTTCGGAACAAGGTCTTTCTTGATATCCGTCAGGACCCAGTACACATATTGATAGTCCTCGGTCAAGGTGCTCTGCCATTGGTGAAGCTCGACGCCATCTTCCTTGTAGTTGACCTTACCGTCGGAATCCACTGCAAAGACGCCCTTCTTATCCTGGCTCGCATCCCAGACCGTAAAGTTCACCTGCTTAAAGCGGAACTCCACATATTCACACTCGTCAATCCCCGTACACTCCATTTGCATCTGCATTTGGTGTATGTAATAACTCGGGATTTCGTCTTTACGAAGACGGCTCATTGGACACTTAAACTCAACCAGACGACCGTAGCGCCTCGGGTCCGCATCTGCATACCTTGGAATAATCAGACCGTCTGGAGACGCTCCGAGGAACTTGTGTACAGGATGCTGACAGCAACCCACGTCAATGATATCGCAGTCAGTCGTATCTTCGTAGATCTTCTTTGCAACTGGCTCAAATCGGGTGCCCCAAATCAACGCAGGGATTGCATTCGAGATGTTCGTATCTGCCCGGGCTGGTGGCTCGAGCTTCTTCAAGAGCAGCTCCAAGCGAGATGCAGGTGTCTGCCAAACCTTGGACACCTCAGATGCAGTCACCATAGTTCCACGTTGGGAGTGCCAAGCATCCGTTCGTTGACTTTGCTTTCCGTAGAGCCGAACCGTTCGCTCAAATGCTCGATCACGCATCCACAGAAGACCAACCTTGCTCGTCATTAACTTTTGAGTCACTCGCATGACTTCCTGTCGGAGGAGGCGGCGCGAAATCTCCGGCGCAAGGGATTTGCACAGAGTCACAAAACGGCGTAGACGAGCGTTGAGATGGGTATACGGACGATCGTCCAGAAGGTACGAGGCCAGTGCCTCCTCCATTACTGTTCTCTACCTTGCTGTCCGAAAGTTCATTTTGAAGAGCGAGGAGACGTGCCTCAAAATCTCCAGCACCCATCACACCAAGTTCGGATGAACGACTGAACATATCCTCATACATCTTCTTGAACTCGGCATCATACTCCTCAATCTTGCTGAGGGGAAACCCGTCATCTTTCATCGTCGGCAGAACATCATCCTTCTCAAACACGGGATCGGGAAGCGGGAGCTGATCTTGAATCATCTCCTGTGCGGATGCATACTCCTTGTACTCCTGCGTCTCTCCAGGCAGAATGAACTTCCCTTCAAGTGCGACTCCAATTGAAGCCGTAACATTCAGTACTGTGCACGCGCGCGGCTCACGGGGTTCAAGAAACTTGGCAACCTCTTCCTCAGACCCAATGATTGTCGTCGGAGCATCAACCGAAGCCATTTGTCTTTATCTTACGGACCCACTTTAAGCGAGAATACCGCAGTAAGATTACAAATGGAGGTCATTCAAAATCGCGATCATTGGGTCCTGCACCGTCTGGAGGGATTTTACTCAAACGCGGAACATTTCAAGAAGGTCCAAACAATCCTGTCTGGAGAGTCGAAGATCAGCCTGCGTCTTCTGGACTGGCTTGTCACCAACTATGCAAAGAAGCACAATGTGGCATACCTGGTCGGCACCCGCCACGTCATTGTCTACCTCGCCTACAAGTCTCACCTGAAGGCGTATAGCAAGAAGATGTTCGACCCGTTCTGTCGTTGGAAGCGCATTCAGTTTATGGGACTGGACACCACTGTTGGACAGCTCAACTTTTTTGAGTGGGCACTCCAGGATGATGTGCTCAAGTATCTCGAGGAGAACTACGATGCCATTCACGCAGATATGGAGGCCTGTTCGACTACGATTCAACCCAAGACGACAGAGGATGGTGTTCGTCGCAAGAGACATGAGCTTAGTCGGTCTGCAACCAAGGCTGTGCGTCACCATGACGTGAAGGTAGTTGTTACCTTTGAGTAATGCAGTCAATCTTGGATCCACGCGTGATCTACACAAATCTTTCAAGGGATGTGTCGGAGCATGATGTAGATGTCGTCTCTGACTTGTGGTCAATGGATGGTCGTGATGTCTACCGGGGTTCCCGCGACAGACAGTACTCTCATGCAAATGTATATTGGTTGTATAGCGAAGATCTTGAGCGTGTAGGACTGGTTGAGCACTCCTTGACAGACAATGCTGACTTTCGTATTCTTTGGTTTTACGACGACCCCTTCAGTTCTTTCTTCCAGGAAGAATGGACTGTCATTGAGAGCTTGTGGTCACTTCTTCCCCGTACAACAGTTGAGCGATGGATCACCGAAGAACAAACGGCAACCGATCAGATTTTGGGTGGATGCCTTTACGGAGACGCGCGTATCGTGAGCCTTGACCATGTCTTGCACCCTCCCGTTGTGCATAGTTGTACAGACTGTGGACTACGATCACTAAAAAAGGTAGACTGCCAAGATGTGCAAAGCCCACTCGACTTTCCAAACAAAGCAAAAATTTTGTTTATAGACGACGATTTGTACGTCTGTCGGCCGCCTGCTGACTCTAAAGTTTGGGGATTACTTGGATTTACATCCT